CTGGCAACTACGGCACCGCCACGGCTGGCTACAAAGGCACCGCCACGGCTGGCTACAAAGGCACCGCCACGGCTGGCAACTACGGCACCGCCACGGCTGGCTACAAAGGCACCGCCACGGCTGGCTACAAAGGCACCGCCACGGCTGGCAACTACGGCACCGCCACGGCTGGCTACAAAGGCACCGCCACGGCTGGCAACTACGGCACCGCCACGGCTGGCGACGAAGGCGAAATCCGCATTCGCTATTGGGACACTAAGGCCAACCGCTACCGCACGAAGGTTGGCTATATCGGTGAAGACGGTCTTGAGCCGAATATCGCCTACCGCCTTGATGACCAACACAAGTTCGTATCTGTCGCGGAAGAAGCAAAAGCCGCGTAACCGAGTAGCAGAGGCCCACCATGACCGACGACGCATTCCAATCCTACGTAGACAAGCGCACTCCCCTTCGCGCTGCTGAGATTCGCGCAAAGCTGGCTGCAGGCGACAAGGAGCTGACAGCACAGATGGATGACGCAATCGGCGCCCTTCTGTTCGACAGCGCGCAATGGGCTGGCCTGATCCAGGCCACGGCACGCGGCGAGAACGCATTTGCAAAGGTGCTCGACAAGGCGATTGAGGACGCTGCGGAAGTCCTGGCACTCAAGGACGCCGAAGCCGCCGAGCACGACCACGAGAACGAGCGCGCAGCGTACCAGTTCGATATGGCGCGGCTGTTTCCTAGCTTCGCAGGTGCACCGATGTGACACCAAGAAAACGGAGCGCGGCGCTCCACAGCACAATCCGCCGCTTGCCAATGCCTCGGGTCAGAAGTAGAGGACTGGTCCCGCAGAACGGGCGTAGCACCTACGAGAGCGTGAGCAGCCTGGAGAGACAGGCACCACAAGCGAGCCGATTGTTCTTCATCCTGCGACCGTTGGCAGGGTGCGGAGGCGGTAACGGCGCGAACGGTTAGATCCGGTCAGTCGGCTCACTTGTGGTTCTAAGCGGAGGAACAAATGAAGCGAGCACAGCGCGCAGCCATGCGGCAGAAGGCACGCAGCAAGTGGGACGGATTGATGCTTGACGATGCCGACGAGTTCCAAGAAGCGGTTGAGTGGCAAGAGGGCCGAATGAGCACGTGGAACCCGACGCCAGCAGAAACAGGAAACACACCCGAGTACTTCGCAGCGAATCCGTCGCTGCCCTTCTAACAAGGATAAGAACATGAGTCAGATCGCACCCGCGTTCATCAAGGCCAAGAGGGCGTTTGCGCCGGCTATGAAGGACAAGACCAACCCCGCCTTCCGCAGCAAGTACGCCGACCTTGGCGCGTGCCTGGAGGCTGTCGAAGATGCTCTGCTGGAGAACGGGATCGCGCTGTATCAGGAGACCTCGGAAGATCCGACCGGCGTCACGGTCGAAACCGTTCTGCTGCATGAATCGGGCGAAACCATCCGTGGTGGCAAGCTACACGTTCCGGCAGCCAAGCAAGACCCGCAGGGCTACGGCTCTGCCCTCACCTACGCCCGTCGCTACTCGCTGATGGCCGCATGTGGCATCGCACCGGAGGACGACGACGGCAACGCGGCAAGCAAGCCCCAGGCGCAAGCAGCTCGCCCCGCAGCGAAACCCGCTGCCAAGCCGACCGCAGCACCGGCAGCGATCCCCGGCCTGACCGATGAACAAATGGACGATGTGATTCTGGCGATGGTGGAAAGCACCACCGTGCCGGAACTGCAAAAGGTGTTTGGCGACGCGTACAAGAAGTGCGCGCCAGGCCAGCAAGCCAAGCTGAAAACGGCTTACGACGAAATCAAGACCAACCTCATTAACGCAGGAGCACCCGTATGAACCGCATCACCTTCACTGGCCGACTGGCTGCCGACGCTGAACTCCGCCACGCACCCACCGGGACCGCAGTCCTCAACTTCCGCGTTGCCTCTGACGTTGGCTTCGGAGACAAAAAGTCTACCAACTGGTTTGCCTGCGCGATCTTCAACAAGCGCGCGGAAAGCCTTGCTCCGCACCTTAAGAAAGGCCAGGAAGTAACCATCTTCGGCCAACTCACTCTGCGCGAGTACACGAACCGCGACGGCGTGAAGCAGATCAGCCCCGATGTGTTCGTGGATGACATTCAGATGCACGGCGGGAAGCAGCAGGCAGCAGCGCCCGCACTGTCGAACGAAGACTCTGAAATTCCGTTCTGACCTGACCACGGAGGCGCGGTCTAGGGCCGCGTAGCAAGCATGATCGACCTTACCCAAATAGCACCAGAAACCATCATCGCACGCGGCGAATATGCGACCGTCCGTGGCGCTCACGAGGACGCGAAGCGCAATCTCGCCATTCTCTGTGGTCAACTGAGCGGCGCAACGGGTCAAGTTCTGCGCCAGATGCAGCCAGGCGAAGATGCCGTGCCAGAAAGCGTGGAAAGCCTGTTGGCCGGCGCTCGCTCCACCTTGGACCAGATCGAGGCCACGGTGCAGCAGATTGAATCGCTGGCACGTCAGCGCGCCGAGTTGAAGCAAGCCGCTTGGGGGCGCTGACGGATGAAGCTCTGCTCTCGCGATAACTGCAAACGCCCTGTCAAGGCGCGCGGCATGTGCGATTCGCACTACAACACATGGCACCGCAAGTTGACCACCAAACTAGGCTTCACTGACAGCAAGGATGCAATCTTGTCCGCGATGCCGGGGACGAAGCCAGAGATAGCCGCAAAGCTCCGCATGCAATACCAGACCGTGCGACTCGCGATTCAGAAGATGCATTTGGCCGGCGAGTGCCACATCGAGGACGAGCAGCCGACCGAGCACAAGCGCGGAAGCCGCTATCTGGCGATCTACGCAGCAGGACCGGGCCAGGATCGCGTTATGTCGAGGCAGGCAAAGACGCACCACAGCAGGACATTGCGCGCGGAATACCTGCGTCTCCGTCATGTGGGCAAGCGAACCGACCCGCTCGTTGCTGCTCTGTTCGGGGTACGTGCATGACAGATCGCCGCATGTTCCGCATCACAGCAACAAACCGTCGTCACGTAGCAGAGCAAGTAGCGAATCTTCCAGAGGGGTTCGTCATCAAGGCAGGACCGCCGACGCGAAGCTTAGAAAGTAATGCGGCAATGTGGGCGATGTTGGCCGACATCAGCGAACAGGTCGTGTGGCACGGAAGGAAGCTGGACACGACGAGCTGGAAGCATGTTTTTACCTCGTCGCTCAAGAAGCAAGATGTAGTGCCTGGACTGGATGGCGGCTTCGTAGTGCTGGGCCAGTCAACCAGTGCAATGAGCAAGCAAGAAATGAGTGACTTGCTGGAGTTGATGGCCGCATTCGGCGCACAGCAAGGCGTGCAGTTCAAACAAAACTAGGGGGATGGAATGGAAGTCATCATTGATGGGATCAAGTATCAGCCGGCGCCCGAGGTATGCGCGGATGCAGGCCCACTTGAGGTGCGTCTGTACGTCGATGACCTCGACCAAGAGGTAAGCCTGCGCGAGTACTTTTGCGCAATGCTGACCAAGCTTTGGGCTGAAGGCGAAGGGTTCAGCGGCAAGCGACCATTCGGCAACAGCGGTTGGGAATACGACGTTTACAGGTTCCTTGTCGCCTCGGGCGCAGTGGCGGGCACTCTCGATGAGGAGGGCAATGTCGAACAGTTTGACAGGGACGCCGCAAACGAGCTGACCTTTGGCCTGATTGGCGCCGCCTTCGGACTCACTGGAGCATCCAAATGATCCGCCGCGCCACCTCTGCCCTTCTCCGCCTGGCCGACTGGTACGCCGAGCAGAACGAAGCACTGTACCTCGCTGCAGTTGGGGCACTGAGCCTTCTCGTGATGGCTTGTTTTGGAGATAAAGCATGAGTGCACTGACCGAAAAGCTGGCCGAAGTAGCACGCAACTGGAAGCGGATGCGCATGCAAGCGCAGATCGCCCACTTCGACAACGAGATTGAAACGATCCGACAGATGCGCGCTTTCGATCACGAGTGCGAGCTGGAGATGCGAGAAGAACGCGCACGCCTCACCCGCTGCCTGCAAGTGATGAAGCAGGAAGATATTAACCGCATGACCACCGCCAATGTGCGGGCAATGGCGCAGAAGTAATCGACTACGGAGAGAACATGGACACCAAGAACAACGAACAGGGTTCGGTCGATCTGAGCGGGCTGACGCGGTATGAATTCAGCGAAGTCTACGGTGCGCTTGGTACCGTGCAGCAGGACGCAAGCGGCGAATACGTCAAGCTGGCCGATGTTCAGGCGCTTCTCGCCACCAAGGCAGCACAGCCAGCAGCAGGGCAGGTGCCGGACGCGCGTTCGCTGCACGTTGACCAAGCCGATGAGCCGCAGGTGGATGCGCACGGGCGTTATTTTTGGCGCGCGGGTTGGAATGCCTGCCGCGACGCAGTTCTTGGCCATGCTGTCCCACCAGTACCCGCAGCCGAGCAGTCGGGCACGCAGAGCATCGACACACCGGAGTTCCGCGAGTTGCTTTGTAACTACCGCAAGAACCCGAACTTCGACACGACGAAAGAGTGCGCTGCCCTGATCGACCACATCGACGCCCACCTCGCGCGCCAGGCTCAGGCTGGGGCGGTGGCCGTAACCGAGGAAATGATCGAGGCAGCGGAAGAAGTGGCCCGCGATGCTGGCTATGCCGAACCCGGCGAGTGGCCGATTAAGGACATGCTGCGCGCAGCCTTCGACGCCGCTCCCACGCTGGGCAGCACACCGCAAGCAGAGCCGGTTGCGCCCGCGATCCTCGAAGCGATTTCCTGGCACGCCCGTGAGCGCGACGACCTGACGCTGGAGGAGGCTGTTGAGGCATTCCGGCACGGCTACAAGAAGGTTCGCCAGCGTTCCGATCGCGCAATGCTGCTGCAACTTATCGACCTGATGGCATCGGCGCCGGCATCTGCCGCCCCGGTCGCGCAGGAAGGCGAGCCGAGCGCGAAGCCCGTAGGCGAAGTGAGGCTCGGTGCGCATGGCAAGCTCATCGACTGGTATAGCAGCGACCAAGACCTGTTCGCATTGCCTGTTGGTACGAAAGTGTATCTCGCTGCCCCTAGCAGCACCGATGCCAGCGCACAGGCCGCACCCACTGACGAGAGCACGGAAAAGATCGAGCGCCTGACGGAAACCCTTGAAACCGTGCGCAACGATTACCACGGCGTACAGCGTGCGCTCCAATTCTGGATGCCCAAGTTTGTCGATGCTGACGGCCGCCCTAAACACATTGCGGATCGCATCGGGCACGATGCGTTCTACATCACCGAAGAAATCAACGAGGCTGGCGCAGAAGAACTTGGCTGGATCACCGTAGCTGGCGCACAGGCCGCACAAGCCGATGTGAGGGGCGCGGCAGAAGATGCGGTGCGGGTCATGGAAATCGAGCTGGCTTTGTACCGTGACGCTTACGGAACTGAGGCGCCAACCGAGGCCGCTGTTGCTGTGCTGGATGAGCGGAAGCGCCAGAAGGAAGTCGAGGGCTGGACGCAGGAACACGACGACCAGCATGGCAAGTTTTCGATGTCCTACGCTGCCGCCTGTTACGCCCTCGCGGATACCGGCGCGGTCAAGAGCGGAAATGTGAACCTGTACAAACTGTGGCAGTGGACTGGCTGGTCGTGGTTCGCATGGTGGAAGCCGAAAGATCGTCGCCGCAACCTCGTTCGCGCCGGCGCGCTGATCTTGGCCGAAATCGAACGAATTGACCGCACCCCGGCAGACGACAGCCAGCCCGCTGTGGGAGGTGCAGCGTGAGCAACATTGCTAACCGCCGAGCCTACCTGACCGCATCGCACATTCTTGCGACCAGCATGCAGCCAACGGAAGAAATGATTCTGGAGGCGTGCCAAACGCTCGCAGCCGTGCTGTCCGACCTGTCTGACGATCCGGTGCACATCATTCCTCTTTCATCCGAGGATGTGTACGTTCTGGCTGATAAATCCCCCTCTCAGGACAGCCAGAAAGTGGGCGGCGATGAGTGATGGCGTCCTCGAAATGCAGCCAAATTGCCGTGCATGCGCCGCGCCGTTGACGCTGGCCGAAATGCACTACCTCGACCATGGCGACGGCACGGCAACGTGCAACGAGTGCGAAACGAAATGGATGGAAGCCTGCCGCGAGTGGCAATCCTCCAACGACAACAAACCGATGCCAAAGCGGCCTTGAAGGACAACCATGACCAACACTACCCAACCGGACAGCAGCGCAACGAGCGGCGTTATGGACAAGCTGCATGCGCGGATTAAGGAAATGCAAGAGGCCGCTTACACGTACGGCGAGTACAGCCAGGATGCGGTAAGGACAGCACTCGACGGTGTGCTTGATGTGCTCGAGGAATTATTACCTGCAAAGCTGGTCTGCAATCCGTCGCCTCGCTCGTGGGTATCGGACCAGTTTGCACCGCAAGCGGCCACCACGGAGCAGGCCGGGCAGTGGGTCCGCTGTACGCCGAACCTGATCCTTGCAGGCGTGGATTGCGCCAAGACGCCCCGCCGCGACGGTGACGGTACGTACTCACACGATCACTTCATCAGCCATGCATCCCCTGCGGCCACCACGGCAAGCGCGAGCGAACGCGATGAGAAGATAACCAAGTTGATTGCAGAAATCCGCGAGGCCAAATCTCTCGCCCGTCGGGACTTCCTGTTCGATCAAATCATCGACGTTTGGGAGTCAGCACCCAGCCGTGAGGCTGCACCTGTCGACAAGGCGGCAGATGACGCGATGTGGAACCTGCTGGAGTTCTACCAGCACGACGCCAAGGGCCGCGCCGTAATTGAGGAATGCCGCGAAGCTGTGCGCGCCGCCCTTGCTGGCCGGGAGGCTGCACCGCTGGATGAGCGGGGGCTGTTTGAAGAATGGGCGAAGCGAAAGGGGCACGATGTTGTATCCCGATTGGAAACGGGCGGCAAATTTTACGTCAGCAGCTTCACACGCCATGCATGGGACATCTGGCAGGCTCGCGCCGCACTTGCCCAACCAGCAGCGCCTGTAGTGGACGGGGAGCTGCCGCCGCTGAGTGACGAGCAGATCGTGCAACTGTTCAATCGTGTACAGGGCCGGTGGTCGAACTTTGGTGGTCCGTTGAACGCGGTCCTGAAATTCGCGCGTGAAATCGAGGTCGCATGTGTCGCCTCCGCTCGCAGAGCACCAGTGGGCGTGCCTTACGGTTACGCGGTTGAGGCTGCTGACGGCCACGTTACTTTCTTCAAAACCGATCCGACCGGGTTTCGTGGCAAGCCATACGGCCACGATCAAACGTGGGCGTCACTCGGCGTGAAGGTGCACGACCTGTACGCCGCCCCATCGCACCCCGAGCCAGCAGGCGGGCGCGAACAAGGACCGAAAACGGCTGAAACCCGCATGGATACTGGCTTTGGCGCTGGGCGCGAACAGGCCGAGCCAGCAGGCGGGAAGGAAGGTGCGTGATGGCTGTTGACCTGAACAAACTCAGCCGACAGGCGCTTGCCGCCGCGATGAAGGGCGGCACGGCTGGTTGGGGCCAAGTTGCATCATCGACAGAGCATGTTCGCTACAGCGAGCCTCTGCCGAAACGCAGAGGGCGGCGCAGGCGCTGCTACTGCGGATGCGGGAAGCCGGTCACGCACGCCGGAAGGGCGAACGGCATCACACTGACCTGCGCCTGCGAGCTTGGGATCGCACGCTGGGTCCGAACGGGCAACGTACAGGCAGGCAGGAAGGAGCAGGCATGAGCGCGCTCGACATCGAAAAGGAGCGGCTCAGAGTCGTTCAAACGGGTGCGGCAGAGCACGGCAACGTCGCGCAAGTCATCGAAACCGAAAGCGGCACGATGCTAGTCTATGGCGTGAACGGGCCTGATAGTGCGGGAACCGCGCGCCGGATGGTCAAGTGTTGGAATGCGTTCATCGGTGTGCCAACCGCTGATATCGCCAAGCGCGCCACCCAGCCCGCACCCATTCCAGTGCAAGCGGGGGAGGCGCAGGGCCAGCAAGAGCACGTAATGCCGCCCTTCGCGGCACGCGCTTGGCAACACGATGCGGACTTAGTGGCGCTAGCTAACGATGTATTGATGATGGTTCCGGCGCACGGTCGCGGTAGCTTTGGAAAGCAGTCGGACTTTGACCACTATGTCGAAGGCCACGAGCACGCACGTATCGCAGCCAAGGATCGAATCCTTGAGTTTGGCAGCCGGTGCCGTGTGCAAGGCGGCAATACACAGCCCGAAAGCGGTTGCGCCGCGATCAAAGCAGGCGGGCAAGTTGGGGAGGATGGGGAGATTACCGACGTAATGGCCGATGCCGGCGCGCAGGTGCTGTACTGCCACAGCCGCGCCGAGGCCACCGAGTGGGCGAAGGAGGACAAGTTCGACTCGTGCGCCGATCAGGCCCGCGAAGTGTACAAGGCGATACGCGCCGCTATCACAGCCAAGGAAACTAAATGAGCGGGAAAGGTGACACCCCACGGCCTTTCGATGTGCCGTACGAGCAGTACGAGGCCAACCATGAAGCAATCTTCGGCAAGCGTGAGCGTAGGCAGTACGTGCCGCCGCCCCTGCCGAAGCAGGAAGATGAGAAGGAGGATTGACTGTGAGCGAGTTGAACAGGCAGCAGATTTGCGCCGCATTAGGCGTCAGCGAGTCAACGATACGGAGGCTTGAGCAGGTTGGGCTACCATATACGCCGGTTGGACGGCGAGCCAAGCGCTACGACCTCCAAGAATGCAAGAAGTGGCTAAAGGATAACCAGCAATGTCAATTTGGGACGACAAACAAGGCCGTAAGCACGTCGGAGTTATGGTCGATGGCAAGAGAATTCACCGAATCTTGCCGAAAGGTACAACTCAGGGTGAAGCCAAGTTAATCGAGGCCGAGATAAGGAAGGCTGCGGCTCGCGCGCCAAAGCAGATAGTCATACCCGGCGACCCCTCTATGGTGGAGGTGCTTGCCCTTTACGTCGAGCACTCGCGAAGCCTACGAAGCGCAGACACTTCGAAATATCACACGATGCGTCTATACCCTTGGGCTGAGAAGTACAAGGCGAGCCAGGCGCAAGAGTTTGCCGAGCACGTTAAGCGTGACATGCAGGGCGTCTACGCGCCTGCCACCATCAACAGGTCTCTAGCTTGCGCAAAGAAGGGGCTAACTCTCGCGTGGAAGGAGCGCCGAACTCATGAGAATCATGGCCTGCGAATCGACTTCGTAGCCGTGAATAATAAGCGCGAGGTGTTTCTGACGGTGGAGGAAGTGCGCAACATCGCGCAGTATTGCTCAGAACAGGCTCAAGCGGCGGTTTGGGCCGCACTACTGACCGGCGCAAGGCGGGGCGAAATCTTCAAGATCAAAGCCGAGCACATCGGAGAGGATACGATAACCCTGCCGGCCAGCCATACGAAGACGCAGAAGACTCGTGTTATTCCGATCATCCCCGCCCTGCGCCCCTGGTTGTGTCACTTCCCCCTCACCCTGACGGTAGAAGGCATGAAAACGTCATGGCAACGGGCGCGTGTGAAAGCTGGCATGGAGCACGTCAACTTCCATGACCTTCGCCACTCTTGTGCGAGCATTATGCTTGGCTTAGGCGTGGATCTCTACACGATCAGCAAAGTGTTAGGACATAGCACTGTGCAGACGACGCAAAGATATGCCCATCTGCAGGTGGATGCGCAGAGAAGCGCGCTTGAGAAGCTGGGGAATTTGGTGAAGTGATGGTGGGAAGTGCTGGTTTCGAACCAGCGACCTTCGCAGTGTGAATGCGACGCTCTACCCCTGAGCTAACCTCCCTACTGCCGGGATTACACCAGCTAATTACACAGACTGGTGCAAGTGGTTGATTTTCTTCAGATGAGTGTTGCAGTGTGAATGCAATTGATGGCATCATTACGCAGCGGTCACATAGAGAGAATGTCTGCCCAGCTTGCCACAGATTGCGGCTGATTTGCACCAAATTACACCGAATTTACACAAGAGCTAAAGGCGTGTCGGTATGCTAGATGATGAGCAGTGGGAACGGATCGAGAATCATGAACGCTTCAGAGCTCCAACTAGGGAAATCAACCCCAAGGTAGAAGAGCGATACTTCAAATGGGAGGGCAAGAGCGAGGATCACCCTATCCCAAATGATTGGCTGCGACATCACGCCGAGGCTTTTCATTTCAAAATTGACGAGCTATTGGCGGCCCGCAGTACAGATTTTAAGCACCTAAGCCATATCTGCGGCGTCTACATGTACTTTGAAGACGATACGTGTCTATACGTCGGAAAGTCAGTTGACGTGATGATGCGAGCCGTAGAACACTATCGTCACGGAATGCGCTGGGACAGCCATCTGTGCTTTGAAGTTCCTCCAGTTCACGTTGAGACTGTCGAGGCATATTACATACATCGCTTGCGCCCGGTCTTGAACACTAAATATCCTAGCTGCGACACCTACGGAAAAATTGTGAAGGAACTCGGCTTGGATCACCTTGCTGAATTAGTAGCCTGACCGCTCGGCTTTCCTGAGCACTGTTTCCTCTCCCATCGGTCCTTCTTCTTCGCATCCTCGACGGTCTGCCACTGCATATTTGCCACCTCGTCAGGACCGCCAGCGCATAGTGGTTTAACATGGTCAATGCGCCAACCAGGGCAGCGCTTCTCAGGCTTGCCGGTAGCCGGACAGGGAACGGTGGCGCGGAAGATCCTGACGGCCTTCGGGTCGCGCTTGATCCGGTCACCAGCGTGGGCGGGGAGTGCTAAGAACAGCAGGGCGATGAGCAATCTCATCCGGACAGTGTACGCTAGTGTCCTATGTTCCAGCCATCCCAAGCCGCTTGCGCCATCTTCAAACGGTCCTCCGGCTTGGTGTACATCAGCGTTGCCCCGTGTCTGCCGCAGGAACACACTAGGCGCATGATCTGGATGCCGTACTGTTCACGCTCGGTGAGAGTGGGCGTGGAGCCGCATTTGCAGGGGCGTTTCATAGGCTCGCGAATTTCTTGCCAGCCTTCGGGCCGATATTGCGCGTGCTACGGAACCAGCCGCCGCACTTACAGCATTGGAACCGCTGATAGGTGCAGGACGCTGTGTACTCAAAGCCGCGCCGCTGGTAGGTGTCACTGCCGCACTTCGGGCAGATTTCAGCATCATCAGAGTGCAGGCCGGCGTTCGGTAGCCCTTTGATCCACGGTCGGATTTTGTGAAATAGGCGCTCCAGCAACCGTACGTCCTGAATGTTGTAGGAGCACATGCGCCGCCAGGCATCGTCATCACCAGCCATACATTTGATCCAAAGCTCGTGGCCTTCATGTTCAACCTTCGCGCCCAAGTCTAGCTGCTGGGCGACATAGTTCAGCTTGTTCATCGGGAAGCGGAAACGAGCCTTCACGACGCGCAGCAGGTCGATTGACTTAGACGGCGCTGGCGGCAGCAGCCCAGCCATAAGGATTTCTTTGTTCAGAGTCGGCAGATCAAACTTGTTGCCATTGTAGGTACAGATGGCATCCGCTTCCGACATCAGAGCGTGGATTTCTCGGACCATGCGGCCCTGCCCTTTGCGGATCGAGCCAAAGTACACCTCAGATTCGCCAAGCCACTTAGCCGCCCAGCAGAGCATGTAGCCCGGCTGCAGAAGCTGGCTCATACCTACGTTTTGCTGCCAGCACCCCCAAACATGAGCAAGATGCGGGGCTGTCTCTATGTCCAACAAAAGGATCTTCAAACAGCCTCCTAACTTTGCAGCCGGCGCGAGAACTCACCGCACCATTCGTCAGTGGTTGTCACGACCTTCACACTCTGGTACGTGGTGTCCGATTCGTAGATGGCGGTAGGTGGTCTGCGCCGGCAATAGCCCGCCTCGTCGTGATCGTTCGGCTGGAAGAACTTGCAGGAGCCGCATGCTTCCGGCTCATGTTGCGGCGGTTTCTTTGGCATCGCTTGATACCTCGTCAGGTTTGCTTGCGGTGTAGTGCGATGCGCCTCCAACACGAACGCCGGCCCACATCAGCCATCGGTACGCCGCTGGCACGCAGACGCTTTTCATCGCCTCGCGGAAGATCGCATCGGCAATCTCGCGCGGCACCAGGCCAGTGCTGTAAAGGTAGTCGTGCAACACTGCGGGCTTCGTGGCGCGACCACCGCACAGCAAATACACGACCGGCAGGCGCGGGACGCTAGCAAGGTCGGTCTGGAAGCCGACTGGAACTTCGAAGCTGCGCAGGGTCGCAAGTGGCGGCGCGGTGTACCGGGAAGCGTAGATGAGCGGAGCGCACACCATCCATTTGCCGTCGTCCTGGTTCTCGTCGGCCTCGCGCAGATCAAGCGCGGTACGGAAGCCTGGCGTATTCATACTGCTGGGTCGTTTCCCGCTTCAACCGGCGTGGCGGCAGACTGGTGCAGGCTGGCTGCGATAGCGCTGATCAGCTGTGTGCCGACCTGAATTTTTAGCGCCTCGTTCGGGTTGTTCGGATGCAGGGCGATGACGGTTTCGCCAACGGCCGGGAGGATCTTCGCCATCGCACTTATGAAGTTGTCAAAGTTAAAGCTCATGTGTTTTCCTTTACGGAGTTAGTGAGAGAAAGCGGGCGAGATTGCATCTTGCGCCGCCAGGTGTCCGCGTCATCAGCGACGGCGGGGTTGAAACTGCGGAAGTTCCCAAGGTGCCCGACGAACAGATGGCAGTTCACCCCGCCCTTGTTGGCTTCGCATAGGGTTATTAGGTTGGCTGAGTCAAGCTCCAATGCAGGGTTCAGGTGGAAGGGCTGCTTGTGGTGCACTTCCAGTTTTTCAATCCCGCCACAGACTGCGCATTCCGGATACTGTTTTAGATGCTCGGCGCGAACGCTGGCCCAATGACCGGAGCGTGCGGTGCCGATCGGATGTTTCCCCTTTGCCGCATCAATCAAGTGTCGAACAATGCTCATGCGAGAACACCCCCTGCCTTCGTATAGGCCGCGCGAAGGTCAGCCAGCTTGTTTTCCCTCTGGCCGTAGCCAGCTCCTGGCAGCGACGCCCAAATGTTCCGGCACCGCGATACAGCTACGTCGAACCGTCCCGCCTCAATGTCAGCCAGCGCGCCGCGCTCTTTGATCTGCTGCGCGGCGATGGCATCCTGACTGGCTGGCGAGAAGTCAGGCAGCTTGAGTTGCTTCTTGTAGGCGTCGAAGTAGCGGGCCAGCAGTTGATATCGCCCCGCTGCCGTCGATGAGATACCGAGGCGCGGCAGGTCAACCGAGATACGCGGATGGTCGGCATAGCTGTAGAACAGACCGCCGCCGCACAGCACGTTGTAGCCATTCGCGCCTTTGTCGATGGTTCCCTCACTGGTCGCAATCATGTCGAGGAAGGCGCGGAGGTTAGGGTTCAAATTTCCTCCTTCGTGCTGCGCAGCCAACCCTGCACTGTTTTGGTCTCGTAAATCCGGATCAGCGTCCAGATCAAAGACGCAGCCGCCGCCATATGGGGCAGCCAGCCGGCCAGAGTTGCCAAGGCGGTTCCTACTGATACGGCATCGGCCGCGTGCTTTGCGTGGTCTACCATCGCCCGCCTTTCGTCGGTTTTCGGTCTCATGATTCAGACCAGTGTGTTGTTTAAAATTGGTGCTACACTTGCAAAATGCACTTCGATCCCATCATGCTCGGCATGCTCTGCGCCTTCGTTATCAACGCCTGGTTATGGAACCGGCGTAAATAGCTGGCGCTTCTTCTTCTCTTCCTCGCTGCCCTGCCCCATGAACACAGCGGGCGACAGCATCATGCTTGGCTCCTGCAGCATCGGCGCCAGCGGCTGCTGACCGCCAACCAAGGCGGCTGGGGCATTGAGCGCGTTAGTCGACTTCATGCCGATAGCGATGTTTTGCACAGGTTCCGCAATTACCTTGCCGAACGGGATCTTCGACAGTATCGAGCTGCCGCCGATGCGATCCAGCAGGGCTGCCATACCGGTTGATGCTGTGTTGGAGTTGTTCACTGCCGATCCGACAGGCTGGAATTGCTCATAGCTAGCCACGCGACCAATCGCCTTGAGCTGGTTAATTTCGTCTTTGCTAAAGAACAGATTCAGCTTGCGGTCTCCAATCGACTGCAACGCCTTGTTGTAGAAGGACTGACTAAAATTGCCAACCTCATCCGCAGCACCATTCAGCGCTTTCTGTTTGAGGAACGATGTAATTTGGCTCTTGACCGCTGTCATGGCATCGGGTGAGGACTTGATCGAGTTTTTCAACATCGCCACGTCCATCACATCAGCCTTTGGCCCGCCGCCGACGATGTACTGTTGTACGAACTTGTCAGGCTCGATGCCATCCCGAACCGCTTGCAAGGCCGGCGTGCGCTCGACAATCTGCATCCAGCTACGATTCATCAAGCGTGCCTTGTTGAAGGCATCCATCGCATCTTGCCCGAGACTCGGCGCAGCCGATGCCAAACCGCCATGCGCAGTCATCTGATTGCCGCCGAAATTGCCGGCCTGCTGATTGAGTAGAGGCGTTTCGTCAAGCGCCTGCCGAACCAGCCCGAGTGCCTTGCGAACGTTGCCATCGGTGCTGTTACGCTGGATCGATCCAAGGTTCGTCTTGAACTGCTCGGCGATGTCTACGTTCAGTGGGATTTGGCCGCTCGCAAAACCGTTTAGCTTGTTCCTGATGTCGGGCGTCAGGAAGCTTTCGACATTTGCTTCATTGAGCAGATCGCCGGCACGCTGAGAGAAGGCGTACGGATCAAGCGGCGCGGCACGGCCTGCGCTGTCACGTGCTTTTGAGTACAGGTCGTTGATGATCCCTTGAGCGCGCGCATTTCGGCCCGAGAGAGCGCCGATGATGTCCTGAGCGCCGCTGATCGAGTCGCCAGCCGAACCTGCGCCGAGGTCATTTAGACCATTGATGAGAACTTGATTGTTGCGGTTCTGCGTGCGCGCGAGCTGCTGCGCTGCCGCATCTTTGCTGTTCGCGCCAAGCTTGGCGAGGTTTGCTTGCTGCGTAACGGCGGCAGGATCGAGCGTTAAACGTGCTGCAGTCGGAGTGGCGCCGACAAGACGGTAATCGGCCAGGCGGCGCACAGCGTCGGGCGACAGAGTGCCGTTCAGCTTATAAGCGTCGGCCACATCGCTACGGATCCCGTTCGCGACATTCGCCGGCAGATCTCCCAAGTTGATACCCGTATCCTTGAGAGCGTTGCTGATCGTGATGTCGATCTGCTGCGGGTCGATGCCCCTTCCCATCAAGTTACGTCCGATGTTTGCTGCAGCCTGTGTGCCGTTTTTTGCCATGCCCACAGCGGCAGGTGCCGCGAGGCCGCCAGCAAGAGATGCGACGAATTGAGCCGCATTGTCGCCTCCCGTTTCGCGTGTATAGCCACCAGCAAGGCCCGATGAGCCTGCGGAAAGCAGTTGCTGCCCAGGGTTGGAAGAAATCACCTTGCCCACCTGCTGCGCAGTTCCCACGCCGTTTTTCGCCAGATTCGCACCTGCTGCAATCGGGAGCGCGGAACCAGCGACCATGCGCGAAGCATCCCCAACGATCCGCTCAGTAGGGGTTTGTGGCTCGGGCAGATGAACAAGGTCAGCCAGTGTCTTGCCGGTATCGGCGGTCGGCTTATTGCCCAAAATCGGACTGGCAAGCGTGCGAAGCGGATTCCCGATGAACGTGTCGAACATGCCGCCAACGCCTTCCAGCCCGTAACGTGCGGTGAGCCCAAGTTGACGCGGCATGTCTGCAATGGTGTCGCTCAAGTCCTTTCCGAATGACTTTGTTTGAGCAGGTTGATTAACCCGTTGAACCGTGCCGACTGTTTGACCGGACGGATTCACGAGCGAGAGCAAGGGGTCTTGCCCGCTTTGCGCGTTCTGAGGCGCGGAGCCGCCATTGAGAAGATCCAGCAGTGGATCATCCATTACAGACCTCCGATGTTCTTAAGAGCCGTCGCCTTCATCATCAGATTGGCGTAAGCCTTCGGATCTTTGGCTCTCATGTTCGCTACGAATTGCGCCGCGCTCTGCGGGTCCATAACCTTCAATTGGAACAGTACGGGGTCAAAGTTGTTGCGCCACTGGCGCTCGAACTGGTCTTGGTTTGCTACGTTGCCGCCGTTGGCGTCCTTCCATGCCTGCATGGCATTCGCCTTGCCTTGCAATGCCAGCTCGCCAGCCTTGCCCCATTCGGCCATCTTTTGCAGCGCCTGCGGGAACATGGTGTCGTTGGGATTGGCTTTGGTGAAGGCCTCAAGCTGCGAGTCCGTGCCCGTGCCGCCTGCTGCCTGCCAATTACGCTGCGCGTTCTGATACATGAACTTGTTCAGTTCCTGCGCACCAACCACATCGTTTTGCCACTTCCCGGCGACAGAACTAAGTCCCGGCGTATTAGCCACATAACCCTTGACCTTGTTAATCCATGCCTGCCCAGGACCAGATGCAACGCCATCGCGAGAAAGGCTCAAAATGTTGTCGTACACGTTGACCCGCGTTGGGCTATCAGAAGCCTGAGACACTAGGTCGTTGTATCGCTTCGCCCCGGTAGTGGCTAGCGCCGACTGAGATTCAGCCATGCCAGGAGCAAGACCCGGCGTCAGGCGCTTGTTTTGCGCCGTGGAATATGCGTCCAGAACCATCTTGGAATTGGCATTTCCAGCCGCAGCGCCGGCCCTTAGCTTTTCGAGTGCATCCAGCGAAAGTGCCCCACCAGTCCATGTAGGTGCGCCACCAGTGGCTGCATCCTTCTTATTAGTGAATACTGGCTGCGTCCCGTCATACGCCGTGATTGGCTCCACGGAGTTCTTGCCAGCGGCCGTAGCGCGGGCCATGCCCTCGGTGACATCAGCTGCCCCCGGCAGCGCATTGACACCAACCACGTTGCCGCTTGCGTCAAACAGCGGAGTGCCGCCATCAGGGATATGCGGGTTGTACGCGATTGGCTTCTGTGTGAACGGGTCACGGATGATCGAGCCGGGGCGAGCGTTGACCGGTGCCACGTAGTTTTGCTTCGCCACATTCGCCTGCATGAGCTGGTTGAACAACGGCGATCCTTCAGCAATCCCTGATTGGATCAGTTGCTTAGCAAAGTCGGTAGGCTTGGACCGATCGTTCACCCATTCGCCAATTTTCGCGCCGTTGTTGAAGGCCAGATCAGCAGCGATTGCCGAGGATGGCACTCCACCGAAGCCAGCCATACCACCCGGAGCGGGCTGTTTAGGCGCTTGGTCGGCGGGCGCGAAGAAGCCTGGCGTGCTGATTGTGCGGCCATCGCTAGCCGTGCTGCCCATCGGGAGGGGTTGCGGAGCCGGCACAGCTTGCGTTTGAGGCGGCTGCTGACCATCGCCAAGCGCGCCCTCAAGAAAGTTGTTGATGAGGTTGTTCTTGCGCGTCGCCGCCGTCACCTGCTGGGCGAGCATATCCATCTGCATCTTCTCGCGCTGCTGCTGCAACGCTTGCTCGCGGCCTTGCTGGTAGCCCTGCACGCCAGCGCCTGCAATCTGGCCAAACGAATGCGGCATCAGCGACGGACCAGACGCCTGCAGAATCTGAGCCGCAGCGGCAAGCAGCCCCTGTTTTTGAGGATCGCTCTCGCCGCCGCCAAACATATCGAAAAGTCCCGGCATTTACGTTTCCTTAGCCAATGGTCGAAGGGCCGATATTGAAAAACTTCATCAATCCGTCGAGAGGTTGGGCACTTGCGTTACCAGACCCACCGCCGCCAAGCAGCGCGTTACCCAGCATTAAGCCGCCAACCATGTTCCCTGCTGTGCTTTGGTACAGGGGCCGGTTTTCGGTGCTAGATCCAGTCGGTGCAAGGTACGGCGTGAGAAGTCCGTTCACGTCGTGTGCGCGGGTCACATCGCTATTTGCAGCACCCGCCGCATTCGCACCAAGCCCACTTAGCAAACCGGAGCCGCCCAGCATGGCAGCATTGTTTTGTCCGTTCACGCCGTTGACCGTGCTCGCGTTGAACTTGGACGCGTCGTACTGGTTGCCGACGTTCATAAACTCGGCTGCATTGTTCGTCGCTGCGTTTTGTGCGGCAGTGCTGTACTGCTGAGACCCGAGACTCTGTGCTGCCGCCAATGCGCGGTCCTGCCCCTGCTGGTAGTCGTTCGCAAGCTGGCCGGTCGTATTAGCGCTGTTTGCAAGACCGATTTGCGTGTTGGCGTTCGTAAGTTGATTCGTGTAGTCCGACAGCGCGTTACCTTCTGCTACGCCCTGACGCGATCCGCCGTACTGGCCGGCGAGCACGGAATTGCTGCGGATCGACGGCATCACATTGCGCATCAGATTGTTGGTCAGGTCCGTCTGATTCTTCTGGAACTGTGCGCTGGTTAGGTCGGTGCCGAACTTGAGCGAGTCGCGTAGAGCCGCGTTATTGCCGCCACTGAGCAGGCTTTGGTAGGTCGGCGTGAGGTCAATACTGTTCTGCGACGGTGCCTTAATCTGGCTCCCGACAGCGTACGAAGGAATCGCAGCAAGTGCCGCCGAGTTACCATTGAGCAGACGGCCAGCAGCATCGTGCATCTGGCCCATGTCGGAACCTGCGTACTTGCTTAGGTAGTCTGAGCCTGCGGACTGGTAATCCTTGAGTCCCTGCGGCGAGTTGAGCATTGACTGATACTGCGACAGCATGCCTGGCTGGCCGTTTTGGCCGAACAACATACCGTCGATACGCGGGTCAAGCTTATTTTGGTTGGTGACAGTTTGCGTGCCGGTTTGAGACGAGCCGCCACCGAATGCACCGCCCAAAGCGCCACCAATTGCGGCACCAGCAGGGCCACCCAACAGGCCGCCGACAATAGGCGCACCAATCTTAAGAATCCCGTCAAGCAGGCCCATTATTTCTCCTAGCGCCTCGCGGCGTATAAGCGGGCATGGTCAGCCCTTAGTTACTGATATTGTAAATCCGCGCTACCCTAGGAAATTCCACGTACCACCGCCGTAGCGGTACAAACCCGCTCCGCTGCCTGGATTGCATTGGACTCCATCGAAGTTCCTAAGCATACCGTCGCGTGGCTTGGCCGGATACGCATAAACCACTGGCGCAAAGCCATCTGCAACGGTGTCAATTGCCACTTTCAGCTTCGCCAATTCCTCGCGCAGAAACCGAGATAGCTGCGCCGGATCGTCGGGCGTTTGACCCGGCTGGTAGCGTTGATCGCTAGAATTTTGCGGCCGCATCAATATTCCCCTGCGTCATCAACCATGGCGTCAAAACCATCCAATCGCCAGGAGTACGCGGTTCCGGTCTCAAACCGAATAGCGAGATAACGTCCCGACACGAAGCAATCTAGCTTGCTGCTAGTCCCAATGGCGTACGTCATTGCGGCCTGCCAAGTAGGCTCCTGGTCCGGATATTCGGCACCCCCTACTTTCACAATCACCGTGCCGCCGATGTTGCCGACGATACGCGGGCGCACCCATGAAACCAGCTTGATTCGCTCAGGCGCATCAAACGATAGTCCGGTGCGCTCAAGGTAGGCGTCCGGCAAAGCCCCATCGAACGAGGCCGAGGCATCGAGCAGGAATAGCTTTGCGTCGGCGCTGCCCATCATCACGCGGGCGGTGTCCGGCGTGTAGTCGGGGCCATTCCACGCGGTCAGGTCGGTGTCCCACGGCGCATCGTCCTGATTCCAATTGCCGGAAAGTGAGTTATCGACCGGACCATATGCGGCGTGTGTGACGTTAGGCAGTGAGCGGAAAGTGACGGTCTGGTCCACATAGTTGTAGACGAGAGCCGTGTCGCACCATGTAGCGCCGATGCTTGGGTAGGCAACGAAAATCTCATTCAGGAACGGGTTTTTGAAGACAAACACCTTGCCTTTGTTTGTCACGTCGATGTTCTGGAAGAAGAACCGGCGCGCTTTTTTGTCCAGCACCGATTGCGCCGTGTAGCCGTCATGGATCACGATGTCAGAGCCAGTCACCGCGAAATGCAGGTTATTCAGGCCCGAATCGAAATCGACAACGCAATTCATGTTGAGAAGCCCGCTCATGCCCGACACCTTTCGGCTTTTCAGGATGAACTGACCGCCGATGTAATCGAGCGCCCACGTGGATGACTCTTTATAGACGATAAACGAGTCTTTCAGCCCGATGCCGTCAACAATGGGATCTTGGCCTTCCGATAGGTCGAATTCGCCCGCGTCCTGCGTCGCATCGGCCTCATCCCACGTAGAGGGCAGCGAGCCAGCGACAGCGAGATTCGACCACTTGACCATAAACGGGTAGCTTGTCCCGCTCTTGGTCACGTTCAGCGCGATCATTAGATTTTTGTACTGCCGCAGCACCTTGCACGAGTCGCCAGAAGGCCAATTAGGCAGGTCGGCAAACTTGTGCGTCAGGTTCTGGTCCCAATACATCGGCGCTTTGCCATCGCCTGCGTTCAGAACTGGGACGCCACCGAAAACGAAGCCTGACCATGCGTTGACCGTGCCAGTGCGCGGCGTGGTGTGCGTGATGTCCGTATGCACAGACGACCCGGACGCATTGGACACCGCAAACTGCTTGTCAACGGTCGCGTAGAGCCAGTATCGCTGCCCCGACACATTGGCCTGCAGAAGATACTGCGGCGCCTCGCTGGGGCTGTTGTACACCTGTCCGTGGCCGAGAAACTGGAGCGCCGAGCCATCGAGGAATCGGATATTCGACGCATCCGACCATGCGCCAACCGGCAGTTCCGACGCTGGAACGTCTTTAATGACGCCAACAGACCCCGGCTGTTTGAACGGTACTTTGGTCATTGGTAGTATGTGATCGTGATCGAACCGCCAGTAGGGATAACCAAGTTGTAGGGCGTATTTTCCGTGACTGCCACGTTGTTATAAGTCGCAGTAGCCACGCCGCTGCCAGTATCTCCGGCAAACGTTTTGCCGAAGCCTGTTGTGTTATCGCCGGTTTGGCTATAGCGAATATGCGATTCGCCGGTAGAGGTAATCGGGCCGCTATCAGACCAGCCACCGAGCGTTACCGATGAGGATGTACCTGCAATGATGTTGACGAGGGTTCCAGTTGATGTGCTGTTGACGTGTCCTGTGCCGTCACCGTATGCATTGATGTCGGCATAGGTGATCGTCGCAGTCCCGCCAGCGTTCACGGCTGAAACGTTGCTGTTGTGGGTCGGGCTGAAATTGCCCCACGTGACCGTTGAGCCGGGATCGCCGGTTCCCGATGCATAGTAATGCACCGCCACATCAACAACTTCTTGGGTAGTCGTCGCCCCACCAACGCCCACTAGCGACACGAGATTACTCACGCCAAAGGGCGTCGTGAATGTCGTGTTTGACGTGAACGTTCTTGTAACCAGCTTACGGTTCGCCGTCAGCATGGCGAGCAACCAGGGCTTCATGCGGCCCGCCCGTACACAACACCATCACCGAACGAGTACAGGATGACGCGACTGCGGCCAGTTGCGCTCAACGTGATACCCGAGGTCGCAAAGTTGGTCGTTTCACTGCCATCCGATTTGATCCAAGTAATGCCGGTGGTCGTGATCGAGTACGCGCCGTAGTTCACCAAATGCAGCAGCATCCCCGCCACTCGGCCAGTCGGCCAGCCCGTTGTCGAAAGCGAATGGTTGCCCGTCGCGGTCAGTGTTTGGCCCTCGCCGTCCGTATATGCGATCACTTGCGCAGTAGTGCCGGTGTTGCCCTTATCCTTCGTCGGCTCACCCCTCAGATCCACGCTTGCCCAGCCGCCCGCAGTTCCGTCCGTATGGAAGAACTTGTCAGCATTGGCCGGATTGCTCACGCCTGGAACCGTGCCGGAGATAACGAGCTGGTCAACGTAGTTCTGCGTCACGTTATCGAGGCGGAACTTGGTGCCATCGTAGAACGCAGTGTAGTAGCGCCCACCAGTCAGGTCGCCAGCAACCAACGGGACGCCAGCTACCGACACGATGGGCTTTGCCCCGAGGCCCGAGATATTCAGTGTCGCCGCGCCCGTGTTGTCGACCACAGGGCAGAACACGACCATCATTTTTGAGCTGTACGCCACCAGCGCAGTTGCCGGCGTCAGCGTGTACACATTTGCAGCGCCGCCGTCCGTGCCGGTCGCGATGATCGCGCCAGAGTAGCCAACGAAGCTGTTTTTCAGTCCGCTCTTAATGTTCCTCAGGTGGTCATCGCCCTCGGATTTCGGCGCACTTCCGCTCGGGTTGGTTGGATCGAGGTCGCCAACGTAGGTAACGGTTTCAACTGCCATGTTCTGGTCCCTTTACGGAGTGTTTGCGTCAGGGCGAATGGCAAGCGTCCCGCCCATGCCCCACTCATTGGTATTGAGCGAATCCATCGCCACTTTGAATTTGGCCTCCCATACCTCTAGCGCGACCTGATCCTTGATGAAGATAAGCGCCTCGCACATCGTTGCCGTGAGGTACACATCGGCGTTCTGCTCAATCAGCCAGTTCGTGCCGCCAGAATCGGCCAGGGGGGGCGCTTTGGCGAGATAGGTCAGGCTGATCTGGTAGCCAACGTCCGGTGTCGGGCCGACCTTCATCTGCGCGCCGACAACGGTATAGTTGCGCGGCTTCCCGCTCTCGCCAGACGCGAACATTGCGTCATACTGGTTTGGCGCTACGTAGGTCAGCGTACCAAAGCCGACAAGCGCCGCCGAACGAACCTCGGAAATGTAATTTGGCCGGTCGAAGAAGCTACTGCCCGCCTCCAGATCAATAAGCGCGGTCAGGGTCTGGTTTTGCGCCTTGAGCGTCGTGTTGATACGCTTCTCGGCCAGCATGACGAAATCGGCCATGCGTGAGCCAAGGTCAGTGCGGTGAGTCCAGTCCGCGACGGACTGCTGCAACCAGTCGTAATCGCGGCTGGAGTTCGTGCCGACTGCGGATGCAATAATGGTCATGCGCGGTCCTTATGCTGGGCTGTGGTTGGCATGAGTTCTGTCAGGTGCGAGATACAGCCCAGTTGTTGTACTCCGTGACCATATCGGCCTGGAACAACTCGTAGACGCAATAGCACTCCGCATCCCACAGGTATTGGAACGTCTGTGTGGACGAGATGTCGAAGTACACGTAAGTGTACCCATCGGCAGAAGCTGCCGTACTCATCGCTACAGTCACATCGGTGGCGGTGGATTTGGCATTCCTGTTGATCGCGCCGCCTGAGTTCTGTGCGGTCAGGAATACGTCGCCGCCCGAGTCGCCCGCGCCACTGGTGTTCAGCGCCAGGAACTTGATACGGGCGCAAACCTTGTGCCCATTGCTCAGCACCTTGGCGCGGAACCGCAACTTACTTGTGCTGGTGGCCTGCGAGGCGAAGATGCCGCGCTCGATGGTCGAGTAGTTGTTCGCGCCTGCCCCGACGCTGTTGATATTGAAGTAGGGAACGCGGGTTTTCGCAAGTTGCAGCAGGCCGTAGCTTGTTTTAGGCGCTGCCACTGCGGTCGTGATGTTGGTATAGGTCGGCGCTGGCGGCGAAGCCAAGTTTTGCGGTGGTAGATCACCTTCCACGATCACCACATCAGGCGTGCACTTGGCAGTATTGATTCGCAGCCAGTCGGTGAGCGGAATCTTTTCCATACCGCGCAGCTTGACCTTGCGCGCGCTCTCCACGTTGAGGAAGCCCGGCTTCCCACTGATGTTAGAGACTGACGGATTGGACACCTCCAGAGCGAAGTTACCGTCAACGTACAGGTAGCCGCCGCATACTTCTGCACCGCAGGACTGCATGTGAACATTGCTGCTGGTGCTAAGAAATGCAGTATTGAACGGCCCAGTGGTGCCGATAAATTCGTAGGCGTTTCCGCTGTTGTTGTCCGAGGCGCAGCCGATCAGGCACGCATAAACCGTCTGATCCTTGATGCGGTAGCCAGTGCCCCCGTCCTTGGCGTACGAATTCTGGACGACAAACGAGGTTCCTTTTAGCTGGTAGCCGAGCGTGCACCAGCGCGCCTCGCAGCTATTCAGTTGCATGATGCCGGCATACAGGTCGAAGCCGGTGGCGAAATGCCAGCAGGCGACCGACTCCAGAATGACGTGCGGGCCGAAGTTGGTCATCTTCAGGCCGGTGTTGGTGTTGGCCGTGCCTCCCTCCTTGCTGATGGTGAGGCGCTTGATCGTCAACCAGCCATAGTAGCCGGGCGAACCGGTATTCACAGCCATGCCGTCGAAGTCGCCCGACACGCTGATCTTACTGATGATCTGGTTGTTGATTTCAGCCGACCCGCCTGCGCCCTCAATCACCGTGTCCTGGTTGATCGTAAGCGTGGCCGTGGTCTTGTAGGTGCCAGCCGGAATGAAGATGCGGCGGATGCGGCCATTGAGCGCGGCTTGGATCGCTGCCGTGTCGTCGGTAGTGCCATCGCCACTCGCACCGAACCAGCGCACGCTGACAGGGCCATCGAAGCGACGTTTCCACCGCTTCCCGTTGCTGGCCATGATGACCGTGCCGCCATCATCAGCAGTCGCAGTGTCCGAGTCATCGCGCACGAACATGCCCGCGATACCCGAAGGTGCAGCCGTGCCAAGATAGCCCGTCACATACACGCTCTTGCGCGGCCCGGTGTAGGCGCGCAGGACGGTGTAGTCGGCCAGTTGCAGGGCATTGAAGCTGTCGGCCACGGTTTCGCCGCCGTTGCCAATTTTGGTTGAGCCGGTTGATGCTGCTGCTTGTGATTGCGTCAGCGGCGGGGCGTCGTCGGGGTCGTATAGCTTGATCGTGCGCGTAAAGCTGCCGATCTGCGAGCTGGCGAAGTACACCGTGTATTTGCCATTGGCCGCGTAGAAGCCGAAATAGCCGTTCTTGTCGGAGGTCAGCGGCTGCGCGAGTGGCGTTACGCCATCATCAGAGTACAGCGAGGCCGAAATACCGTTGCTGTCCTTGACCGTGATCGACACGCCCAGCAGCGGCTGCAACTGACCGTTGACCCGCGCGGTGAGGTTGTCTTCGTAGATTTGCATGATTCCTTCCAGCGCCTCACGGCGTTAAGTCGGTGTCTTGTGTTACAGCCTGCCCGGCCAGATGCGAAACATGGCGTTGTCGCGGTCTTCCACCACGGCTTTGATGTGCTTTTCCTCGGCCATGAACTGCTCAAACGTGATGCCTCGCTCGTTGCAGTACTTCTCAACGATCACAAGCGGCAGCTTTGCGACGTGCTTCACATCGGCAGAGCCGTGCAACCCTTCGTTGTGCAGTGCCTTCGCGTATTCCGCGATCTTTGTGCAGTCCTGCGAACGACCGACATACAGGCGGTCAACCTCGGTCTTGAACGTTGTTGCGAGCGCCGACATCAGAAGCCCTCAAGCGGCGCAATATTCACCGTGCCAGCGGTGGTGTCCTGGATCACGGCGATATGTGTCAGGCCAACAGCTACGGCCAATTTCACGGCATCACCGGGCGCCACCATCAGATCGCCAGCAGCAGCAGTCACACCAGCGGTGCCCAGCTTTACGTGTGCGGCAGCAGTGGCAGACACGCGGACGGAACGTGCTACTTTGCCTGCACTATCCTGCGGGATTGCCACGGCGGCGGACGATTCACCCGAGGTGACGCTGGCGCCGGTTGCAGTAACGGTAATCATGCTCATTCGAACTCCCTATTAATGCGCCAGCCCCGAAGGGCCGGCGCTTGGGTTACTGGATCAAGTGATATCCGCGATCAGGCCGTGAGCCTTCGGGTTCTTGCATTCCAGGGTCAGCTCGATGATGATTTGCTTGCGCATGCTGTCGCCGGTCTTGGCCAGATCCGACACCTCCCACGGACGCAGGACCGAAGCGGCCAGCTTGTCCGGCTGCAGCAGGAAGATGTCGCGCGAGCGCTGCTGCAGGTTGACCATCGCCTTGTACGTGCCGAAGTCCGACTTGTACACGTCGATGGATGCTTGCAGCTCGGCGTCAGCGTCCTTGAAGCGGGTCGAATTGCCGGTGAAGGTCGAGAAGGTCTGCTTCTGGGTGGTACCCATCATCAGCACGGTCGGGCGCCCGCCAGCGGCATAGCACTTCTGGCCGATGTCCTTCAGCATGGCTTCAGTGAAGGTGCGCTGGGTGCCATCGGTCTGCGCCACGTTGGTGGTGTAGTTCGGCGCCACATAGCCGGTGCCACCGTTCACGTTGTCGCCCATCCAACCCACCAGACCGCGCAGCTGACGCGGCGAGGATGCGGTGACGCTGTTGCGGGTGAAAGCGTACTCGATGTCCAGCTTCAGCTCTGCCGACTTCTTGGCGAGTTGGTAGGCCATCTCCGACTTGCGACCAGCTTTGTCCACGGCCTCCTGGGTGCCAGACACGCTCGCAACTTCCTTCAGGATCTGCGTGGTGTTCTTGAGGCGCACAGTCGGGGTGACTGCGGTTGCGGTCGAGTCGTCGCCTTCGGCCTGGGCGTTCGCGCCAGCGGCACGCAGTGCGTCAACCTGCCACTCGTGGGTGATGCCGGTCGCCTTGTTCTTGGCGATCATCGAGTACAGCGGGGTATCGCTCGGCGTGATGCGGTCGATGAAGTCGGCCAGATCCTCGCGGTTGCCGATGGCCGAAGCCGAGGTAAAGGTATTGGTAGGTGCTGCCATTTTCGTTCTCCTAACGCCTCACGGCGTATGAAAAGAGGTTGTCAGATGAGTTGCGCGAAGACTCCAGCGGCGGCAGAGAGCGAACCTCCCGATGCCTCCATCTGCTTCATTGCGCGCGTCCGGCCATCGGTCGCTTTCGGTGCGCTTTCGGCATTGCCGGGGCGCTCGACCTTCGTAGGCAGTGCCGACACCTTTTTGGCGGCGTCTTTCGCCTTTGCCATCAGAGCGTCGTACTGCATAGCCTTGCGGGCGAGGATGACGTTACGGTGGTCGGTGAAGTCCGACTCGCGCTCGTCAAAGCCTTGCTGCCCAAGGTATTCTTTGATCTTCGCCACTTCGGTTTTAGCCTTGGCCGGGTCTTTCCACTCGGGGAGCTTGGCAAGAAGCTGCTCGTGCTGCTCCGCGAGATAGCGACGTTCGGACTCCGCTTTCTCCGTGTTGCGTTGATCGTTGACCTTCTGTAGCTCCTGTTGGGCCTGCCCAAGCTCCACTTGTCGTCGCTGGACGATGTGTTGCAAGCGCAGGTACTCCACCGGGTCCGACTGCAGAAGTTCTTCTGTGAGTTGCGCGGCAATCGCCTGCACCTCGTAGTTCGCTTGGTTCGCGAACGTTTCCAATTTCTGTGCGTAGGTTTCACGCTCTTGGCGCGCCTTCGCCACTTCAGCCTCAGCAGCCTTACGCTGCTCAGCGGCTTCCATCGTTTTCTTCGTGTAGTCGGCCTGACGGAGTTGGCCCTTGTAGGCCTCCGCCATTTCGTCAGCGGTCAGCTCAACGTCTTTGCCGTCTACCTTAATCGTGAACTTCTGCGGCTCTGCGGCTTGCTCGTCTTCCGGCTTAGCCTCATCGCTCGCAGCTTCGGCGGCAATGCGCTCAGCGGCTTGTTCTTCCGTCTCTTCGCCGGCACGCTGCTCGCCCTGCTGCTCGGCGCCCTCGGAACCACCCAGCAGTGCATCAAATGCTGCCGCTGCGCCGTGCGCGTCGAGTTCCGAATTGCCTTGATCTTCTGTGCTCATCTTTGCCTTCCTGGATTCCTCACGGAGTGTCCAAAGTGTTTAAAGCGCGACGATTTCGCCGCTGGTTAACTGGTAGGCCGGATCGCCCACCTGAATCTCTGCGTTGATGCCGTTGCCAAGGTCGAGCAATTCGCCCTCTGCTGCCGGATGCCACACGCGCACCACATGGCGAGGCTCAGCAAGTGCTGCCGCTAGTACTGCCCCGAAATCCACTCTTTTGCACGCTGGAGCTTCGTCTTGTTGTGCTCCATCTCCGCATACGCCAGTCTCCCGTCGTCCAGAGTCGCCTCCAGCACCACTCTCAGCTTGTGCAGCAGCTTTACCGTAATGAACAACTTTTCGCGGCCTTCCTCGTCGCGGGCTGGTGAGTTCTTCCATGCGTCGATGTACTCCCTTTCGATGTCTTCAAAGGCCTGTGCGAACGCCTCGTTCTCCAGCACCTGGCGCGCCTTGTCGCCGTCATACACCCGCCGTTCAAGCGTCTTGGCCATCGTTGGCTACGTCCTTATTGGCTTCGGTTTCTGCGGCCTGCAGCGCGGCGTCTTGCTTCTGCTTGGCGGTGATCTGAGCGATGACGACTTGGTTATCAAGCTGGCGCTCGACCTTCCATTGTTCGAACGCCATTTCGCGCTCACGCTCGGCAGCGCGGTTTTGCTCCTTCATGGCGTTGAACTCGGCTTCGTACTGCAGCTTGAGCGCGTGCTTTTCGGCCTCGGCCTGCTGGCGGTTCGCGTCAATGCGCATCTGCGCCTCGGCGTCCACCTGAGCTTTGTAGCGGGCGCTTTCTGCGTCCATCTGCGCCTGCTGCGCCTTCAGTGCTGTGTCGCGCTGGTGCGCCTGATCGTCCAGTTGCGCCTTGACGATGGCCGGATCTTGCTGCGGCTGCTTCGGCGGCATCTTCTGCGGGTCAGTAAAGAACTGGTCAGCGTTCTTGAAGCCCAGCGTTTCAGCCAGCTTCGTATCCGCGTTGTAGAGATTTTCGGGCGTGGCGTAGCCGATTTGGAGCGCCGCTACCTGCGCCTGTTTCAGGGCCATCAGGTGGGCGACTTGCTGGTCTTTGTTGCCAGTGCCAAGGCCGACGTTGATTGTCAGGTCAAACTGATTCGTCCACTCGCGCGGATCGATGTTTGCCCACTCGCTGCCCAGCTTGACCTGCTCGGCCTTGTCTTGATACTGCGTGACCAACCGCAGCATCTTCTTAAACAGGAGCGTGAAGCCTGTTTCAGCCATCGTGCGCGCTATGATTTCTACCCGCGAGTCGGCGCGATTGGTGATGATGTTCGACTGCGTGGCGGTCTGCGCAAGCTGCACATTGCCGCCCTGGCTGTTACGCTGCCAGCCGGTCGTTTCCTCTGCGGCCTGCTCCTCGTACTCCAGCATCGACATTGCGCCGCCAATGTCGCTCATACCCTGCTGGAGCGGGCTAACAGCGTTCAGTGACTTAGCGCGAACGATGCCGCCTGGACGATTGTTCAGCAGGTCATCGAGGTTAACTTGCCCCTCAATGGCCACCGTGCGCCCGTTCACCTGCAAATACAGGTTGTCGAGCATCGCACGCTTGAGGCTCGTCTTCACCTTCTGCGGCTGGACGCCAAGATCAGCAGGGCAAAGACCAAAATAGGTATGCGGCAGCGGGATAGATGCAAGGTCAACAAACGGGTTTGCCTCAACCTGCTCACGCTCAAGGATCTGCCCACCAGCGCGGACCACCTTGTGCAGTGCCGGCGCCTTCCCATCCAACGGGCCATAAACGTAGCACTCGTCCACCCACACGATGCGGGCGTCAGGGTCTTGTGGCTCACTCGGCGCGTTCAGCAGGTTCTGGATACCGTACGGATCGCGCTCCAGAGCCTCGGGCGTCATCGCAGTCTCATCACCGCTGATGTCGTCCACGTTCTTGTAGCCGCTGGCCCGCAGTTCGCCAATGGTGCGACGGACTCGGTGAGCCTTGAACGTGCGATCGTCAATGTGCTTGCAGGCGCGAGCGACGATCATTTCCTCTGGCGGGATATTCTCGATGCACAGCTTGCCACCCTTCTTCGTGCGCTTGAGCGTCACATCGTAGAGCAAGGGGATTGGCTGCGAAGCCAACGCCTCACGCTGGGCCTGCGCTTGCTGGAGTTGGGCAGCAGTGTTCGGATCAGCCATTGCGGCCTGCGCCATCTGCGCCAACTGCTGGTCAACCTGAGCAAGCATCTGCTCATGCTGCTTCTGCGCGTCAGGATCCGGATACGCCTCCTGATCGACCGGCTCGACCTCATCATCATCCAACAGCAGCGCAAGCTGAACGTCAGTCTGCCCGCGATACTCCTCCTCAGTCACGATGGGCGTGTCATCCCACCAGACTTTGACGAAGCCCTTCTTGGACTTGAGCGCGTCCATAATCCAGGCGTAGATAATCTCGTAGCCCGAATTCTTCTTGCGAAGGATGTAGTTGAGGTAGTCGGTAGCTTGCTTGGCCTTCTGCTCGTCGTCCGGATGCGTTGGCGAGAACTCCACGACCGAATCAGTGCCGCAGAAGATCTTCATCAGCGGCGCGTGCATGCCTAGGACGACATCACGCACGGTCGTGTCTACAACGGACGAACGACCCTCGATCTCAGGCGGCGCGAGTTCGCCCTTGGGCAGAGCCAAGAAGAAGTATTCAGCGCGTCGCCGCTGTGCGGACAGCTCGGAGGACGAACCAACGTAGCCGGTTGCGTCTTGAATCTCCGCGTCTGTCAGCGACAGCAACTCATCATCAGAGAGTCGTGCCATAAGTTGGGGGCGCTATCACAGCGATACCCAATGAGTTGAATTCGGCTAAATTATAGGGTTAGTTTTGGGGGGCAAATTCCACTATGCATAGCCTAGTCGGCCATAGTTAAGCGAGCCGCCCCACTCTTCGTTTCGCATGTCATCCGCGTTGATCGCGACATAGCGCAGATTGTCGGCGCCATGAGACCACTCATCATGCAGTGGTGCGCCAGGCTCCTGCGTCTGCTGGTTGATCGAGCGCCGGTAACGCTTCGCACACTGCACCAGCCGCGAAGTCTTGGCCTTATCGAAGTAGAAGCGCCCGAAGGCCATGCGCGTGACGCGAATGCCATCCTCAACGGGCATGTTCGGCGTGATCTTCACGTTCCAGCCTAGCGCCTCCATAATCTCTTTCGCGCTCTTGCCTGTCTGGATATTCTTGTGTTGGCCATCGTGAGGCAGGTACACGTTGCCCCAGTTGTAGCCCTTGAGCTTGAGGTCTGCGGAGTAGCTATCCAGCGTCCTGCGGTTGTCTTCGATGTACTCGATGATGCGCAGCTCGGATGCGTGCTTCTGAACCAAGCTGATAGCCATTGCGTCATTCCAGCCAAGGTCGAACACCACGTGAACCTTGAGCATCGGGTCATACGGCACGTTGCAGATGCGGCCCGCCTGCTCAGCTGAAGCCATTTCGTCGTAGTAGATCGCGCCAGCCACTGCAGGCTTACACTTGCCGCCCCAAATGTTGTCGTAGTCCTTCGGCTGCTTGGTGAGGCAGTCTAGCCGCTCCTGCTCTAGCTTCTCGGTGAACCATGGGTTATCGACGTAATTCATCTGCACGACCACAGCACCAGTCGGCGGGTCAGCGACGAACATTTGATAGGTCACGTCCGTTTCCAGCTCGGGATTAAACGTGATCCAGATTTCAGAGCCGGGCTTACGGATGGTCGGGCGCAGAACGTCCCATGACTTTTTGCTGACTGCCTGGGCCTCTTCCACCCAGCAGATATCGACGCCCTCAAATGACTTGATAGTCGTGACGGTATGCTGCGCGAGGCCTGAATAGTTGATCGTCGTGCCGTTCTTGCCGCGTATCTCGTAGGCCATCACATCGTAGAATTCGGATAGCCCAAGCTCAGCCACCTGATCCTTTAACAGCGTGTGAACTGAGTCCTCAATGGATTTCTGCACCTCTCGGGCGCAAAGGATGCGGAGCGGCTTCTGAGCGCCAAGGATCAGCAGCGCACGCGCAAAACCCCATGACTTACCGGAGCCTCGGCCACCATGCGCCACCTTGTAGGGCGCCGGCTCAAACAGGAATTGCAGCTTGCCGGGGAACTTAGCCGTCTGCATTGGACTTTACGAACTCGACGCGGATGCCAGAGAACAGGTGCTCACCATCCGGACCAGCGCCGTTCACCTGTAACGGCAAGACCTTGCCAACGAGCGTGAGGAAGGCTGCAGGCTTCTCTTTTGCCTGCTCCATAAGGTAATCGACCCCGCCCGCGCCTTCCAGCGCGTCGAGGATCATCTGCTTTACCTCTGCCGTAGCCTTGTTGGGCGAACCCTTCGGCCTGCCCTTACCGGCATTCCCCCTATTTGCGCCTACTTTAGGCCCCTGCTCGTCTGCCATAGTCCTCTCAGGATTCAGCCTGGCTGATTGTCCTGCCCTAGTTGTTTGCCAATCTCAGCGGCTGCGCGAACGATGGCGCGGCGGTAATCGCGCTCGTGCTCGGCCGCGCAATAACTCGCTGTATCGATTTCACTGCGGTACGCCTCGACAGCGGGCTCGGCACCAATGCCCGTAGATTGCCATTCGATGTCGATCTTGAGAGCAGCAGCCAGCCTTAGTGCGTCGCCGTCATCCACAAGCGGGTCCCAGTGCACCCACATCGCCGCCATGAATACACCCTCACGCATTGGAAGGCGCGGGCCCAGATAGCAGCCATGCCCCTCGCGTTGTGCATAGTCGAAGTCGAGCGGGGCGATCCCCGCCGCCTTCGCCGCCTGTTCCAACAGTTCGCGATCATTCATCACCCTCTCCCAAATAGCGCCGCCACCATCCTATCCCGCCCATGCTCACCCCTCGGCCAGTCCGACCAGATGACGCGCTTGATGTCGTTCTTCGGCGCTTCCTCCTCCTCGGCCTTGATCCATATTGCCCCGCCTTCGATCTTCTCTTTGCGGAGCAGCCCTAGCGTGTGAGCCATGAACTTCAAGTGACTGTACGCTTCCTTGCGATCCATGCCGATTACCTGCGCTATCTCCCAGCACTGTTTCGGGCCGGAGTCCATAACAGACAGGATGCGGTCTGCTACTTCGTTTCTATAGGCTAGGGTGAAGGGCTGGGACATTGAGCCTCAGCGTCACTCTTTATGAGCCAGCCACGCAAGCCATCCAATCAGAAGGCACATCACCAAAAAGCTCCAGTCCATCCCTTACCCTCCAAAGTGAGCCTGCTTCAACTTGCGCCACAAAATCCCCAGGTTCACGACCTCCCCGCGCTCGTAGTCCATTCCTACATACTCGCACAAGTGTGCGTGGCAGTCTCGATCAGGCATGCCGTATGTGGCCAGATGAAGGCTTGGCATGTGCTCTGAGAGCCACGAGCGGATGGTGTCAAGCGAGGTCATGCGCCGCCGATGCCATCCTTCTTCTTGAAGGCGTCCGCCACTGCGCGAAGCGACAGGATTAGGAGACTCTTCTTCATACACACCCCTTATAAAAAGACACCCGCCAAGCCTCAGCGGGCGAAAGTCCAACGGAGGAGACTACATATTCCTGGCCCCGCCTGAAGGAATCGAACCCCCATGTGTCTGACTAGAACTCAGATGCCTCATCCATTCGGCCAAGGCGGGATTGCGGTGCCGGGGCGCGACTATCCAGGTGTTTCCGCGAGCTTCACCACACAGTGCCGTCCAGTTGGCATCGCTGGCTAGATCCAACGATCTAATGCGGCTACTGGCTACCGTCGATACAGATTTCTTTTGCCCGGCATTGTGTGGACTGCTTACGGCAGTCAATCGCCGGAGCCCATTTCCGGATGCTGGGGTACTGCGTTGGTGGCCGGAGGTGATCCCGGCTTTACATGTTTGACCATCGTATGCACTTAAGCAGCTTATGTGGGCTAGGCACTGTCAGTCGCCCCACTTGACGGCGCATCACCATTGCGCTTTCACCAACACGACTGGCGACTGAACCGGACTAGCCGCGCAAGCTATGGATTCCGGCCTCTTGCGCCTGGTGCTTTCGCACTCAATCGCCATGCGTGTTAGTGCTCGTCTTTCCGAGCTGTCAGCGCAGCCATCTCCCGCGCGCAGCAGGTCCAAAGCCCGCACATTTACCCGTTTGCGGCCCTCGATGGCTGAGGGAAGGAGCGGGTGGGTATTTCTTTTCTATAACTTGAGTATGAGGAAAGTGCCAGCGAAGTCAAGTAATTATCTAAACTATTTATACCATTTACGCAACAGCGGAACTCAGCACGGGAAAACAAAATTAGCGCGATCACGATTGCCAGCGGAACGACCAAAAGAAGAACCAGAAACAAGCCCATTTCCTCAGCGTTTTCGTCCAACTCCGATTCAATGCAGGGGGCCTCTCCAATCTCAACCAATGCCGAGACTACGCCCTCAAACAGCCAGCAGGCAGGTCCAATCGGTCCCGCGTCTTTGCACCACTGCGACAAGCTATCTCGATGCATCTACACTCTCCTTTAGCTCTTTCAGTTTTCGTTTGTACAGCGCCTTTATCTCTTGCAGCTCCGCGATGGACCACTTTCGGACTGTGTTATCGGCCTCCAGCGCCTCGACCGCCTCAAGCCCAATGCGAGCAATCAGACCTATGCGGAAGTTCAACTGGTTGCCACTCAAGTACGTATTGCAAGGAGCGCACTGCTTGGCAAGATTGTTTTCTACCAGCGCCAAATGCGGATGCGATCCGCGAGCCAAGTAATGGCCTGCGTGATACTGGCCCTTGTGATGGCGTCCACATGAAATACAGGGCAAATCACGGTCGCGCTCCCTTACCCATGCATTCACGGCAGCTTGAGCCTCACGCATCCAATCTGCGCGGCTCTTCAACTTCTCCCGCTTCGCCTTGTCTGCCTTGCGCTCGGCCTTCGCCGCCCTCTCCTTGATCTTCGCAAGCTTCTCAAGCGCCAGGGCGTGTGCGCAGTCGTCCGAGCACCATTCGATGAACGGCTTGGCTGGAACAAACTGCTTGCGACACGCCTTTACTTTGCACTTGCGTAGCTTGACGGTTAGGCGGGATGCGCCAATGGGTATGCGGAGAAAGCCAGAACGCTTCATGCAATCGTGCAGATCGTGAACCCAGCCGGACGAATCGACCATTCCGGCTCGTCGTCGCGTCGTATGCGCGTCCATCCTTTCCACGCAGGCCGAATCATGTTGTTGATGCTGCGCGGTGCCGCGACGATGCCGACGAAGCCGGACGGCTGCTCTGCGCACTCTTCCAGCAGGTCGCGCGCCTCATCCGTGATGTCGATAACGCCATGCTCCGATCGGACGAGCCAGCCAGCGTCAATTGCGCGCTTGAGCGATGCTTCGCGGCCGCACTCTTTGGCTCCGAAGTCGATGCGTGAGAACAGCGTCCCTCGCATGGTCGGGCCTTCGTTGAAGATCAGCAGTGCAGCACGATAGGCGACAGTGGGGCGAGCGGGTTTGGCGAGGTTGGTCATTTCTCACTCCCCGCAGGCTGGAACCAGCGCCCTGCACGACCGCACGTTTTTACGAGTCTGGACGTTATCGGCCCATCTTCACGATGAAGCTCGCAGTGTGTCCAACGATAGAAAACGTCTCCACGCACCATATCAACGGGCTTCAAATTCTGCGGCGCGAAGCATTTTTCAAAGCCCTTATTTTCCCCGTCGCCGAAATGTTTGCAGTCCTTGCACAGCTTCATGGCCATCCCTTTCTTGGTTTAGTTATGCTGCTGATTTGCTGATGAATCGCTCCGTCACCGTGCAGGCATCGTTGAGCAAACCAACCTCCAGGCTGGGGAGTGCTCGCAGATACCAGCAAAATGCAGTGCGCAATGCTGTGTATTCGCTGGTCGCAAGATCCAGCAGCTTCGTCGGGCGGCGGCTCGCTTTCATCAGCGCGTCAACCGCTGCGACAACCGCAGCGTGAAACACCTTGCTCTGCGTGCGCGATGCGATGAACGAAGCCATGATGAGGTGCTGGTACAGGAACTGCCGCCCTGCTGCTGGGCCTTGTCCGCGCTTTGCTGCGTCGAGGTGGCACAGGACCGGCAGCGCGATCAGGTCAGCATCCTCTTGGCCTACTCGCTGTTTGCGAGCGATGGCGACGAGTGCAGAGGCGGGATTGAGGTGCTTGGTCATGCGCCAGCCTCGGGTGCGGCAGCGATAGCAGCCTCTATGGCGCGCATCGCATCCACGCGGAACAGGTTGGCCGCTTCGCACGCCGCCGAAATCATGTCGTCGTCAGCCTCGACGGGCACCAGCTTGTAGCCGTCGCGCACTTTCAACGCCTTCTCCAAATCCGCGATCTGCTCGCTCATAGCCCGCTCTACCGATGTGGCGCAGGTAAGCGGGAAGTCCTCGGATACGCCAATTCGTGCGCGCCAGGTTTTGATGGTCATGCTTCCTCCTTGGTTTTGATAAAGGCAATGGCTTCCGCAAATGAATGTGCAATCTTGTGCGAGTGATAGCGGAGCCACGGGCTGATAGAGGCATCAGGCTTGGCGACAACCACAACCAGCTTGCCGCGCTCAAAGGCATAAAGAACTTCCATGCTCGTGCCAACTGATGGCTTGTCGTAGTTCACAAGCAGTACATCGCTGTTCGTTACGTCGATTTTGTCCAGTTCCACAATGTCGTTGACGCACTGATCCTCGCGCCCGCGATAGTCGCGCCGCATCGGATCTAGTGTGTCGGCCAGCTGAGACTTCACGTATTCGCGCCAGTCTTTGGCCTCAGCATCGGTACAGCCGTTAATCGGCCCACACAGATATACTTTCATGCCGCCTCCTCAAATAAAGTTGCTTGGGTAGGGTGCTCGCTCCAGCGCGCCGGGCATTGGATGGCGTCCCATATGTCAGCCATGTCCCGGGCAGTGTTCTGCGGGCGGTTATGATTCCTGGCGATGTCCGTGCTATCGACGCTGGCGAACGGGTAGCCCCAACGCGCAGCCGCCATCCCTCGTAGCATGTGCAGCCAAGCAGGAACGCGCCCGGTTTTGCAAATAGCATTCATCGCCTCGCACATACGGACGTGCCACTGCTCGGTCCCGACAACTGCATACTGCGCAGATGATCCGATGCAGACGCGCTCCCACTCGTCGCATAGCCGCTTTAGCCGGTCAATTGGCTCGTGCATGTGCCACACAGGTGCACCGCGCTGACCGTGGGGCCATTGCGTTACCAGCGCATCGTTCTGAGCCTCGTCGCCGCAGATGACATCAGGGATGACCGCCCAGCTCGTGCGAAACTCAAGCCAGCGATCAGCCCATGCGTAGAAGCCAGACCATTCGACCGACTTGTTTTTCGTCCAGGCGCTAAATGCTCCGTTATCGAGCATTACTGACTGGCCCCACTTGTGGCACCACTCGACATCATCGGGACGCTCGTAGGAGACGCAGAAGCAGCGGCCCGTCAGTTCGCTCAGGACGGAGCGCGGCGTAATTGGCGTGCCGTGGTAGTGGATAGTCACTCTTCGACCTCACCGACAGCGGTTTGAATGTCTACGCCGTGGTGATGAGCCCTGAGCGTCTGCCGTTGCCCGAACCTCTCGTGCAGCTCCTTTGCGATGTCCTCATGAAAGCCCTTCTTGATAAGCGCGCAGGCCGTGACAATATGCTCTACCGGGATCATCTTTGACGAGAGAATCTCCAGCCGATACAGGATCGACTTCCCGTTGTTCGGGCAGACGCTTACGAATTCGTGTTGGTAGGTGATAATCACGCCACCCTCCGGAAGCTGGGCCAGTCGAACGAGCACACAAATGCGTTTTCGTGCAGGCGGTCGTCTACGCGGTCGCCAACGAACTTCGCCAGGTTGTTGAATGGCTGGTTTGTGATGACCACTACTGGCTTTTCCTCGTTGTAGCGGCGGTTAATGACTTCGGTCAGAAGCAGGTTTGCGTTCTCGCGGTCCGGTTTGGCGTCGATTTCATCGAGGATTAACAGTCCGTACTGAACGAAGCGCAGGATCTCGCCCTCTTCGGTCTTGCCCTCGGTGTTGTAGGACGCCTGAATCTCCGCGATCATTTGCTTCGTGGTGCAGTAGCGAACACTCATGCTCAGGCCGTTAATCAGCGACTCGGCCAACTCTGCGGCCATCAGCGTTTTGCCAGTGCCGACGCCGCCGAAAAGAACCAGGACTGCCCACGCGGGCTTTTCAGCGATCACATCGCGGAACGCCTTGACCTGACCGCGAACGGCTTTCTGCTTCGTCGTCGTGGCCGAGAAACGCTGGCCTTGATACTTCAACGGGATGCCAGCAATGCGGTGCAGTGTGTCGTTTCGCTCCTGCTTCCACTTCTCCTGCGCGGCGATCATGGCCTCCTCGTCGCGGCACACAGGGCAGTACCAACCGTTTTCCGCAAAGCGCTTGAACATCAGGATCGTGCGCGGGCCGTGCTTCTCGCATGAGCCATCGACTTCGATGCAGCCCTTGAGCATGTGGGAAAGGTCGAGTTTTTCCATGTCCGCCCTCAGTCGAAGTTGATCGGATCGTCACCATCGGGGATTACTACCCCGTGGCGCTTCATGCTCGCTTCCATCGCCGCATTGCTGCTGCTGTGGTCAAGGTGCGCAACGTGGAATTTGTCGTCATTGCCGGTAGCGGGCGCTGACCAGTCGGCGGCGTAGTGCTCGCCCGGCCCGAAGAACGTTGCTGGCTGCTTGACGAACTGCGGCTCAATGCGGGAGTTCGCCACGTAGGCCGCGTACCGACGAACCCCGGCAATCAGGGTTTCAGCAGCCACCCCTTCCTTCCGTCGAGCAGACCAAGCCTTGAAGGCGTCGGCACGACTTGCCCCCGGTCGCTTCGGGTATGCAGCCCACGCGATCAAGAACTCGGCGTCGCCGTCAGGCGATGCGGGGGTTTGGGGGTTATTGGTTCTTGGTTTATGGTTAGTGGTTAGTGGTTTATGGTTAGGTTGTCCGGACGTGCTCTGATCGTGCTCATCTGGTGAACCAGCCGTACACGTTTCGTGCACGATTCGTGCACCATCCGTTGACGTGTCGTTCACGCCTTGTGCACGTTTGGTTGTTTTAGCTTTAGGCGGCTGCGATCCCTCACGCTTGAGGCGCTCACGTTCCGCCGCAATCTCGCGGTTCTTCTTTGCCTTGCCGTGGTAGCTGGCGAGTTCTTCTTCGATGCGGGTTTGCACGTAGCGCTCGCCGTCGAGCGTAAAGAACTCATCGAGGACAGCCAGGACGGCTGCCTTCTCTTCTTCGGTGCGGGCGCGAGCCCAACGGGTCGCCTCAACGAGCGTAGGGGCGTGCTCGCGGTCGTAGTAGTTGTCGATGATGAGGTTGTAGACACCATGCTCCAAGGGAGACAGGTGGCCAGCCTTCTTGGAGTAATCCCCAAGGTGACGCTTGTAGTAGTGCATCCTCAACGCTCCTTCGCTTGGGCGTTGATGGACGAGCTGGAATCACCTCCCGGTAGCGTCAAATAGAGGTCTACAGCCTCATTGAGCTTCTTGCGGTTTATGTGCTCCAGCTCACAGGCTGTGCTCTTGGCCGGACCTTCCGGCATGCCGATCCGCATCTTTTGTGCGGTCCTCAGCGCTATTGCGAAGCTGACGATGTTGTCAGCTACTTTCTCTTTCAGGTTCAAGTGCTGCTCCCCTATGTTTGGTTTGGGTTATGCCCCGTAGGCGAAACCCGCCAAAACACTCAAAGACGCATCCGGACGTGTGCGCCGGCACGACGACCCGGGAACCGCGGAACGGAAACCGGTCCACATTTGGTCCCTTCACGGCGCGGCGTCTGCGGCATACGATGCGCAGGGTTCGATGCCTGGAGCAGCAGTTCGCGGGAGAAGGAGCCAAACGTTTTCCCGAGCGCTGCACAAGCACGACGAACCAATGCGTTCTCTGCCTCGTTCAACCGAGTTTTGAGAGTGATATGGCGGGTGGTGTCTGCGTATTTCATTGATGTTTCTCCGTGTTAGTTCTTCGGGCGGGTGATACGTTTCTAGCTGGTACTTCTCTACTGCTGGCACTTCTCCGGTGATACGTGATGCGAGGTGCTACGAATTGGTGTCAGGGTGGTGTGTCCGTCTTGCGGCGCTTACGCACCAGCTCGGGCCACATGCGCTGCCACTCATCAGGGAACAGGTCTTGCCGCGTTACCTGCCCTTCCGTGGCTTGCTCGATCTGTGCGCCGTAGTGAATGGGGACATCGCGCCGGCCTTTAGCCCAATCTGTGACGTTGGGCGGCTTGATTCCAAGGGAGCGGGCTAATGCAGCGGCCCGGCCATGCCCTTGCGAGAGGTAATCAGAGAGTTTCATGGGTTCTATATTAGCCCACGGCTAAAGCGATTGCAAGCGAAGAATTAGCCCGTGGCGAATTCACCTTTTTGCCTTTGTGGCATCTAATGCACGGATGAAAAAAATAGAGGATGTCCGGCGGCAGAACTTGCACCGGCTAAAGGACGAAATCGGGAGTGTGCAAGACCTGGCAGAGAGGATTGGCAAAAGCCAGTCTCAGGTGAGCCAGTGGCTCAACGCGTCCGCTCACTCTACGAGCGGGAAGCCGAGGACGATCAGCAGTGGATCGTGTCGGGAGATAGAGAAGGCTCTACGTAAACCGGAAGGTTGGATGGACGTAGAACATGGGGCCGAGCTGGTGCCGGCGGGTTCCAGTGAGGCTACCGAATTGCGCCGGATGCTAACTGATGCGTCATCCGACGTTCGCCTCCTTTCCGTCTACCGGCTGGCTAACGCCGACCAGCGGGAACTTATAGACGACGCTATTAGGCTTGTTATCGAACAGCTCGACCTTGCTGGCAGCCTCAGCCGCCGCAAGTGATGGCTTAGCTTTTTTGGCCGGGAAGCTACGCAGCAGTTGCCTCGCCATGCCAAACAGATATTCACGCCCGGTCTCGCTCATCATTTCATACATGTTTTCGATTTCTGGCAGGCGTTCCATGGTGTCCCCAAGGGCAAAGACGGATTTCCGTACGGATAAAGATACACCGGAACGTAGCACCGTTAGAGCGCAATTGTTACCGGTTGTCAGTGTTTGACAAGTATGCAGTCGATATAGAAACCAGATCGTTCTGAGTGTCGCGAAAATGATACTGAACATTGTCAGATAGGGGAAATTGATTGTGATTATTGGCCCGATAAAAAGCAATACTCTGTGGGGGCGCGCCAAGGTCGCCACCGTTTGCGCCCTGATTCTCTCAACTGCAGGGTGTGCGGACATCGATGTGGATGCGCTAAATCGAAATCTTGCCCAAGCGTACGCTTTCAATCAGGCGACAACTCAGCGCCAAGTGGACGCGCTAAACGCGCAGGCAAGCATCCTGAGCGCACGAAGCACTGCAATCCAGGCGGTGCCCACGGCATCCTATACACCATCTTCCGTAACAGCCACGTGGACGGGACGGCAGCAGCAAGTAACGACCATCACTAATCAGCAAGCGATCGCCTGCGAGTACACCTTCGCTGGGCAAACGTTCGTTCGACTCTTCCAATCCTTCTGCGCGCCAACGGTACAAGCGCGCTAAGCACACCTCCATCCCGCCGTCTGCCCGCCTTGTGCGGGCTTTTTTACGCGCATACAACACTGGCAGATTTGCTAGGCTAATCTTCACACAGAAAATATTAGCCTATGGCGAAAATAACGCTTGCAATCGTATTAGCCTGCGGCTACTATAGAGACAGCACAGCAGCACTCCTCGGAGGCAGCCATGCAGATGACGAAGCCGAGCAATCAGCAAGTGCGTGACTACATGGCAAAGCGCCGGGAGGAAAGAACGCCGCCGCCGAGCATCGAGGAAATCAGAAGGCATCTCGGGTGGTACTTGAAGGCAGACGCACACAAGTGAGGCGATTTCAACAAGGCAGTCATCGCAGGCCCGTTCCTGCGAGGAGGACAGCACCTAATCCAAGTGGGTGTTTGCCTGAATAGATTTGGAATCGAAGTCGCCTCACCTGTGGCGCAAGACCAGTCGCCCGCTTCGGCGGGCTGATCGAAGCAGAACGCCGAAATGAGAAGTGATAACTAGGGAGGGAATAAATGTGAGTAATCAGGAAACCAAGACCGTCCTCGTGCTGCGCACATGCCGCGACGATATGACGAGCACCAACAACTTCAAGTGGCCGCAGGTGGGCGAAGTCGCTACTGCGCCGGACTGGAAGCAGGAAGCCGAGTGCGGCAATGGACTGCACGGATGGCTTTACGGTCAAGGCGATCATAGCTGCAGCAGCTTCCTCGACGCCTCCGCAAAGTGGCTTGTTGTTGAGGTCGAAGAATCGACCATCGTCATGCTCGGCGGTAAGTGCAAGTTCCCGAGCGCGACTGTGCGCTTTGTGGGCAGCAAGAAGGACGCCACTGATTTCCTGATTGCGAACGAACCCCGAGCGGCGAGTGTTGCCGTAATTGGCGCGACCGTTGCGGTTGGCGATAGCCAGAGTGCGACCGTTGGCGCGCTCGGCACCGCCACGGCTGGCTACAAAGGCACCGCCACGGCTGGCAACTACGGCACCGCCACGGCTGGCAACTACGGCACCGCCACGGCTGGCTACAAAGGCACCGCCACGGCTGGCTACAAAGGCACCGCCACGGCTGGCAACTACGGC